CCAATGCCCGGCAACTATTAATCCAATACCACATAATATCGCCAAGTTCTCGTTTGCAATGAAAGACAGTTTCATCATCCATTGGTTTACCTTGGAATACGCATTTTTTAACAATTTCACTAAACTCTCCTCCTTCTGAAGCAATACCAATTGCTCCTGTTAGTAGCAATGCAACATTGACATTGGGATTGTTTGCTTCAATGTCTTTTGCCCTGTAGAACATTTCACTCAGTTGATTGCTTTCTTTTGATGTTACTTGTTCTACAAATTCTTTATATTTGTTTAGATCTACATTCATGTATTACTCCTTTAGTCTAATATGTTATTATTATATACTATCTGTTTACTGTTGTCAAGTTTTATGGTAAATATTTTTACAACAATCGTTGTTAAAAAGGAGAATCCCATGATTAAAAATCTTAGTTTAAACCTAGAAGTAGGACAAGAAATCCTTGTTGGAAAGAAGAATGACAAGGCAAAGATAACAAAAATCGAATTCCATCCAAAATCAGGGGAGGTATCCATTAACACCACAAGAGGGCCTAGAAGTGCCTTAACTTTTAGATTGTGTCCGGATAAAGCATACAGTTATTAAACTGTATTAGATTATTTTAGTTATTAACGAACATACTAGGATCGTATGTTGCCGTTGCACCGTCGCTGTATTCTTGACCAAAGTATGCTAAGTTTGAAGGGGCTTCATCCTGCCATGCTAGGATGGATTCAACTTCGACCTTCTGTAAATCGATCTTTTCACCCTTCTCATTCTCGATCTCAATTTTTCTAGTCCAACGTCCGTGTTCAATGAGAACCCAATCACCTACTTCGTATGGATCCTTGTTCTCAGAACCTTTTGCATAAACCTTCGCCCATCTTGGTTTAACGCCATGTGCCTTTGCATCATCTGATTGGATAATAATTCCACCGGCAGTTGTAGTTTCGCCGAAATGCATGTCAGTTACTAATACATCACCACGGATAGCCCTTACTTCGCCTTTAATCATTTTCAATTAACCTTTTTTAGATCTATTTACAACTTCTTCTTCAATTGCTCTAGGGTTCTTATCATAGTAGTCCTTAAGAATTTCTTCTCTGGTTCTTACTACTTTACCGCCCTTGCCAATTTCATCACCGCGAGCATTTACTTTCATATTACCAACTGCTGGTAATGTTTCATTTTTAAGATTAAGTTTTTCCATATCAATCTCTTTGCCGCGCATACTTTTAATTGTTGTCATTTTAGTCTCCTTGTTTAAAGAATTCGTTTAGTGGTATATCGTATTTAATCGGATTAATCTTATGGACCCCTAATATGTGAAGCACAAGACTCGCAACACTTGATCCTCTTCCAACACCCCATACTATATTGTTTTTACGTAATGTATCAACTATATATTTTACCTGTTTTAACAACATGATTAGGTTCCTTTTGGAAAATTCTTCCAATTCTACTAATGCTCTATCTTTATAGTCCTGCGACTTACACGAATCTAGTATAAATTTTTCAATATCCATGTCCTTATAACTGTCAGGCATGAACCAATTATTTGTATCTAATTTGTTTTTTGGTTTGGGATAATCCAAGAATTCCTTCTCAATTCGTTCCATATACGAATCAGCATCATTCATAACACAGTGTTCCAGTATTTCAGGCCCGTGTTTTTTTATTCCTTGTATTACTTCTGTTATTGTATTAGTCGACATTTATTAGTTGATCCAAATCCTTATCTTCATCATTTGTTTTTGTAGGCTGCATTGCTCGTCTACGTAATTCATCTCTATATATTGTAACAAATGTTTGGAGTTGTGTCAACAGTTGTCCATTGCCTAAACGTGCGGCAGTGGTATATTTTTTGCCCAATTCTGATATTTTTTGGGTTAATTCAGTATCTGTAAGTTCTTTTGGGTCTTCTTGAAGAGGGTGAAACATTATGCAAAGGCGCCGACATATCTCATGTATATAACAGCAGTGCTATGTCTCCATACTTCAACAAACACAGGATCGGTTGATGATGTTAGTGTAAGCACTGGAGATCCGCTTGAATAACCTGGAAAGTCCTTGCTTTTAATTATAGTTCCGCCGGATGTTAAGAAGTTTACGGTTCTAGATGAACCGTCGCTGTAAAGTTCCAGCGTAACTTTTCCCATTCCAATTGGAGTCACTTCCGAACTAAAAACTGGATCTCCTGGGAAGTTAAGAAAGTCCATGGAAATATTTCCACCAACTCTATAAATTTGATAATCACCGTTTTTGTAATCAATGGTAGTAGGAGAAGCAGTTACAGACCCACCATCAAATTTTCCAATTCTATTATTAATTAGGACTGCTTTTGAAATTGAATTTAATTCGAAATCGTTATCTTCGTCCTTGTATGCAGCATTTGTAAGAATATCTGTCAGTTCATCCTTCGCATTTCTTAGACTGGTTTTAATGGTATCAGCATTATCTCTAAAAATCTGTGTATCATTGTCCTGCCCTGCTACAGGGAAGTTTTCATTAATGCTTAAATAATTTATTAAACTGTTATTCGATCTAGCCACGTTGTTATCTCCGTTGTATTCAGTATATATTTATCACAATTCAGATTGCTAAAACCCACTTGCGACTACTCTAAATCCGCCACTTCTTCTATCGTTTGGATTTTTATCATTATTATCCGGTTTTGGCGGCGAATCGCTGTGCTTGGTAATCCTATCCTGTGGAAACTGTATATATGTGTCCTGTATTTGACCATCCAATATATCAACTATGTATCTATCAGCAACAAAATCTACGGTCTTAAAGTCAAATGCATTGGCTTTTATTCTTGAAATTACAGCATCAGCCTTTCCTGGCTTTGCATAACATAGCACCAATGCCTTGGTAAATCCTAGTTCAAAGGTTGCTGTTGATTGGATACTGCGCATCCATAATGGTAAAAATTCTCTATCTCTTTCACCTATATCGCTAATTCTACTACGCATATTCTTGACCGAATTAGGAAATACTCTCTGCAGATCTGCATCACTTGCAAAAGGTATGTCGCTATCTATGGTTATATTATCATAACTTACCAATACTTTACTGTTGATGTTATCTTTCAATTCCACTTCATTGGAAATACTCTTTCCTGCTTTCTCATATTCGTCAATTAGATCCACGTATACAACTTCGTAAATTATTTTTTGTGTGATTGGATCCTTGGCTTGCGCTTTTTTAAGGGCACCAAATGTGAATCTTTTATTGTAATGGTTTCTGCTCATGGCTTGCACAACACCGTTTGCTGTTACACTTTCTATGCCTGCAAATATTAAACTCTTAATTTCTGTCTGAACTCCAAAGTTCTTATCACCATATCTATAGATATCGTCAGGTATGAACAAAGTTGAATCCGTAATAAAATTAAACCATTCTAGTCTTTTATTCTTGTTTTGCAATGCTTTTACGTATATGTTTGAAAAAGTTTTTTGACTGTTTGAAACTACGGTAATTGTAAATTTTCTTGTATCCTTGGCTAATCCTGAAGAATCCGATGCTTCCACAGTGATGGAAAACACTCTATCATAACTCGATGCTTGATTGTCAAATGTTGTATCATACGTTACGGATCCAGTGCTATCAACTTCACTGCTGTCTCTATCAAAGAATCTTGTTAATCCTTTTTGGTCGTCATCAGCAAATTGCGTAACTTTTCCAATAATGTTTCCGTTTGACAAAAATTCTAATCCGGGAGGAAGATCTCCTTCGGTAATCTTGTATGTAACTCTTCCACCATACAATTGGCTGGTTGCTTCAACGGAAAGTTTGCTAGGTTGATTTGGTTTAATAACTCCAAGATTTGTAGTAGAATTCCATGCAATCGAACTTTCAATTTCACCTATGATATCAACGGTGAATGTCTTATCGGTAGTTCCAACACCCAGTTCCCAATAGATGCTGTTAGCAACATCCGGAATTTGATTTATGTTTTCTTGTTTACAGACGTAAACAAATCCATCATACCTTACTGCTTCGTCTGGTTGATAGATTCTAGTTGAGCTCCAATCGCCGACTAGTGTATAATTTAATTGGGCAATGCTGGCAGGAAAGTTTACTGCCTTCATGGTAAATTTGTATGTTGTAGTAACTGCTGCCTGATAAGGAACCTTTCCAGCAAGTTCTCCTGTTGTGGTATCAAGAACCAACCCCGGAGGTAACGTGCTTGGTGTTCCGTCTGGATTGTTATCTACTAGGAAGTAACTTATTACTCCTGAAAGTGTTGGCGGATCATAAACGTCCAAGAACAGTGTTACATAATTGTTTGCACGATATCTGCCAAGATATGAATCGGTAATCCATAATGGAACTCTAGAACTAGTAGCATCTGCTTGGAATAAATTTGTATCAACTTGGACCAGGGTATTATCAGACTTTAAAAAATCTTCTGATACAACATAAATTTTAAAAATTCTATTTACTGCATTTACTCCGTCAGTAATTGCAATACCAAACGTGTATACTCTGCTTAGTTTTTTTGGAACAATACCTTGTTCACCGTAATCGTAGTATTGATTATCATAGAAAAAACTATCAAATCCTAAACTGTTATTCTTTGCTATATCCAAAGGCACCGTATCAAAGGATGCAGTATCATACGCACCCGTTATTGACGTTGCATAATCTATTGCCGGTATCGGCTTTGTAAAACCAGTTATTCTTCCAGTTTTTGAAACTGAAAGTCCGTAAGGTAAAATTCCACTGTTAGGAACTAGATAGTATTCTAAAACATCACCTGCTACAACATCTGAATCAGTTGCTTCTAACTGAAAATCAACCTGTGCATCATCGAGAACAAAGTATGCCTGACCAGGTCCAACGTTTAGAAAACCTTCTTGTGTAATCCATTCTGGAATATCAGCACCGTCAACACTAATTTTAAATGTTCGATCTTGTTCCTTGTCACCATCATCGGCACGTATAACAAATCTATATTCTGTAAATTTAGTAACTTCAGCAGGTGAACCAGTTATTTGATTTCCTGTAATAGTCATTCCTTTGGGGATTTCTCCCGCAATTAAGGAATATGTAATAGGATTGTTAGTATCGGTAGTCGCTTCTATAGTAACCGAGGTAATAATTCTTTCTTCAAGAGTTCCTAGGCTTCCTGCTGGCGTTGTCCAAGTCACTGCCATAAGTGTTTACCTCCTAGGTTAGTCCGCCGCAGTCGAGATTGATATCCGATGAATATGTTAGTGTCCCGAAATCTATGTTCGAAGCCTGCAGCGATAATTGAATAGCATTTGCGTAAGTTCCATTTATTGTTCCAAAGTCATAAGTTGTTAGATATTCAGTTACAGGAACTACTGTTTTAAAGTTTACGGAACTACCTGATGTTGTAACTTCGATATCCTTTGTGCCAGTCTCTGATAACGGTGCAGCGATACCTTGTAGTGTAATTTGTTCATAAGTAGACGCAGAAATGCTTCCACTATCAGTGTCAAATTTTATGAACGCATCTTCTTGAGTAGAATTAATTACTAGTTGTCCTGGTCTTTCCTCAATTAATATCTTGGTTCCATTTACTAAGGATCTAAATCTAAGTGTATTGTTTACTTTTTCAAGAAATACTCCAGGAAGAGCATCACTGGCATTTTCAGCAGTAATAGTAAGTCCAGCATTTAGTTCAGCGAAATTAGCATTCACTTTCTGGAACGCGGTTCTTAGATCATCACCAAGACCATCGTTTACTAAGTTTCCTACATTAATTGTTTGTATGTCTGCCATTTCGATTCCTATATCTATATTTAGTGGAGATCAGCCCACCCTGCTGCACTGTCATTATTGGCATCAGCAGCATAACCCTGAAATTTTCCTGTTGTTGTATTGTAAACCATCATTCCAAAAACTGGTGTAAGTGCATCTATCTCAGCCTGTGTTAACTGTGGCGGTCCAACATATAACTCATTAAAGTTTTGATTGATCTTGTTAAACGCTGTGCGTAGGTTATCACCCGTTCTGTCGTTTGCGCTTGTTCCGATGTTTACTGTTAGTTTAGCCATCTACCTACGCCCCCGTTCCAGCATTTAATGTTTTGATCAACGTGGCCAATCTATCCAGCGCCTCGCCTACGGTCGTTGGAGCATCACCATCCCAATCACCCGGTGTTCCTGGTTCATAATACAATGTTCCGTCCACTCCGTTTACTAACAGTGTTGAGTTATCAGCAAACACTGATCCAATTACATCGCCAATGTGTGTTCCTCTTAAAACGCCATTAGTGCCATCGACTAGCATTGTT